GGATCATAAAATGAATCATAAAATGAATCATAAATATGAAACACTAGAATTTATTTATCAGATGGATACAAAAGATTCAGCAAAGGATGAAATTATTAATTTTTCTAAGAAAGAAAATGGTAGAATTGGAATTGTTCATAACGATAAATTTACAGGACATATATCAAGTATTGAAATTGAGAAAAAAGATATGATAGAAAGAGTAAAACTGATTTTAGAGATGTCTACATATAAAAGTGGTTTTTCTTTCATCCAGTTTTTTATTCCTTGTTATCCAACGATTGTTGAAACCACACCTTTGAAAAAAGAAGTCAAAGAAACTGTGTTAAAAGCTATTGAGTCTGTTATTGAGAATTGGCCTATTAAATGTTTTTAAATTTTGTTTTTTCTTTTTAACAATAATTTCCAATTATTTCTCTTATATCTTGTTTATTTAATTGATAAATAAGATATTCATATATTTTTATCTTCAGACAACTTTTTGGCAATTGTTGATTCTGAACTTCTGGATTATTCTCCTTCCATTTATTAGACCATTTACCAATCATTGTTTCTAAATTATCTCCTTTTTTCTCAAGTAAACTAATTTGTATATCTGTAAGTGGTTCTTCTAATATTTCTTCAAATATTTCTTTATAGAGTCCTCCTAAATTAGATTGATCACCTAACCAATACTGAAAAAAGTTATGTATATAATGAATATCAATTCTTTCCCATATAACAGCATTTAAACTTTCTAAAATAATATGATATTTACAATCCATATAATATATAAAAGTTTTAAATATTTAAGTAAAAATAAGAACTGTTGTATAAAATAAAAATTGATAATGAATAAGTTAGTAAAAGGAGTGTATAAAAATGTCATCTTTCTTAATCAAAGTCGAACATTCTGCTCCAGTTCCTGAACCACCTGCTAAACCAGCTTTGGTGAAAGGGCATGAGCCAGATAGATTCCAGAAATTTGCTATAGAGGCAATTGAAAGAGGAGATAATATCCTAGCAACTTGTGCTACAGGATCTGGAAAAACATTTATTGGAGAATATCAAATCGCCAAATCCCTCCAAAGAGGAGGAAGAGTCTTTTACACAACCCCAATCAAATCTTTGAGCAACCAGAAATTCCACGATCTGAAAGAATTATTCCCAGAAGCATCTGTAGGAATTTACACAGGAGATATTAAATTTCGCCCAGATGCCCAGATTTTAATTTTAACAACAGAATGTTTGAGAAATATGTTATTTAAGAAAGGAACAGCAACAGAAAAAATTGGATCTTCTTCAGAACTTTCTTTGGATTCTTTGGACGCAGTAGTCTTTGATGAAGTCCATTATATCAACGATCCAGATAGAGGGCACGTGTGGGAAGAATGTTTAATGTTACTTCCACCAGAAATCCATTTGATTCTTTTATCGGCAACTTTGAATTCACCAGAATTGTTTGCGAAATGGTTGGGCGATTTGAAACAAAAACCTATTTGGCTGATTTCAACTTTATGGCGAGCGGTTCCTTTAGAACATTGTGTAATAGGTGAGAACAATAAATTAGAAGTAATCTATGACTCCAAAGAACAATTCCAAACAGATGTTTATAGAAACTGGTTGGCCAAAAGAAGAGGAGAACAATTAGCCCACGATAAATTCAAAGAAAAAGTAAAAGATGCGAGAAGATCTGGAGTAGAAGGGTCTATTAGTGGAAAGGTGAGGCCAAAGGATTTCATTCATGAAATGAATGAATGTTTAGAAGATTTAGAGAAAAAAGGAAATTTACCAGCGATTGTTTTCCAGTTTTCAAGAAAAGGCTGTGAGACTTTGGCGAGTAAAGTCAGACATACTTTCTTAGATAATAATGATTGTGCTGTTGTGAAACATATATGGGATTTCCATTTGAGCAGATATATGGATTTTCTAGAAAAATCACCACAGTATCACACGTTGAGAGAATTAGCATGTAGAGGAATCGCTTATCATCATAGTGGATTATTACCTTTCTTAAAGGAAATTCTAGAAATTCTCTTTAACAAAGGATATATTAAAGTATTATTCGCAACAGAAACATTCGCAGTAGGAATTAATATGCCAACTAAAACAGTAATCTTTACAAATTTAGATAAATATACAGATGGAACTATGCGTCCTTTGAGGACGGCGGAATATATCCAAATGGCGGGTAGAGCAGGGAGGAGAGGGAAGGACACCAGGGGAATCGTGATTTATTTACCGCAGCGTGAACCAATGGAGCCATATGATTTGAGGGCGGTTGTGTGTGGGCAGGGATCAACATTTTCTTCCAGAATGACATTTCATTACGACTTTGTATTGAAGCTCGCAAATACTGAGAAAGAGAATATTTATTCTTCACTAATTGAAAAGAGTTATTGGTATTGTCTGGAGATAGAAGCGAGAAAGCAGGTGGAGGCCGAGTTAAATACTTTGAAGAACCGGTTGAAAGAACCTCTTCTTTTAACGGATGAGCAGAAAGAGGAATGTCGTATGAAGGAGGAATTGGAGTTTCAGTTAGTGAATCCTTCTGGATCCCTAAGCCAAGGGAAGCGGAAGGTAATCCAGAAGGAACTCCAAAGGTGGAAAGATGATCATAAAAGTTCAATTTGGGACCCTCTTTTGGCACGTTATAATAAGAGACGGGATCTGGAGGAGGAGGTGGTAAAACTGGAGTCCATTGTTTCATCTTTCGCCGCCGACAGAGAAAGCCTTCTTTCCTCCCCTGTTCAGGAGAGAATTCGCTTTCTACAATTGGAGGAATGCGGATACGTAGATATGGACGGACGGTTGAGTAAAAGTGGTCGTTTGGCAACAGAGATAAATGAGGGTCATCCATTTCTCATGACCGAGTTATTTCTAAGATTATGTGAATATTCTAAGCTAGTTCCTGAAGAACAATACAGTAAAAGTGATATTCTGACAATTCTATCTTTGTTTCTGGGTGAATCAAAAGAAGAGAGCAACAAGCCACCAGAAGAGTTGGATGTTCCAACAAAAGTCAGAAAGGAGATTCTGAAAATTTATTCTGACGCAAAAAAGTTTCTGGACTTGGAGAAAGAAAAAGATTTTGAATTCTGGGAATTATCAACAGAATGGGTTGAAATTATTTCTGAGTGGGTGAAAGAGGGTTCTGAAGAAACGTTTGGAAGTGTAGCGAATGTATTTGGAGTGTTTGAAGGAAATGTCCAGAAGGCGTTGATGAAGCTTTCTAACTTGGTGGAAGAGATGGAAGCATTAGCCACTTTGACTGGAGAATTAGAGATTCTTAAATTGCTGGAAGGGAGTCGAGAAATTATTCTTCGTGGTTCTGTATTGGCAGAAAGTCTTTATTTAAGGTTGTAACTTTTATATGGATTAAAAGTATTTTTTTATGAAGCATTTGTTGAACTAAAACCCGCAGAAAGAGTAATAAGAGTAGCACCTAACATAGACATCCATGTAGGAACCTCTTTTACAAACAAAAAGCCCCACAAGAAAGATGCCAAAACACCAACAAAAGATAATATACTAAATACAAAAGTAGAGAGACGAGGAATAGCCCAGAAACGCAAAGCATAACCAGCAAAACCTACAATACTATTAAAAAGAGTCATAGGGATCCAAGAACTTATTTTAGTATCAATAGGTTCTTTGATCAAGAAAATACCTAAGAGTAAAAGGGGAAGTGCGGCAGGGTAAAGTTCCAGAACAGAATAGAAAGGACTTTTTACAACTTCTCCTTGATTCACCACTTTCACGGCGAAATACATAAGAGATTCTGTAAAAGCTGCTGTAAGACCGGCAAGAATTCCTTTCCAGTTCAGTTTATTTTCTTTTTCTTCTTCAAATCCTTCCTCCTTAGAACTTGTTGAAACTAAAACAGTTCCAATAAAAGCAACAAGAACAAGAAGAATCTCTTTTACTCCAAACGACTCGCCGAAAAAAAGAGAAGAAATAATGATATTAAAAATAGGATAGGTGTAAAAAAGGCTCATAGAGATGCCTGCTGGTAGCTCACTGAACGCCACATAGGATGTCAGAATATGTATAAGAGTAATAGATCCTAAACCAGTACTTTTGGCAATACCTTTTAAAGATCCCCAAGTTTTCTGAATTTCTGAACCAGAAGCAAAAAGAAAGGCAAGAGCAGAATAGGTGACAAGACGAGAAACCAGCTGGGTTGCTAAATTTGTATTTACTGTTTTGATCAGAATAGGATAAAGAGCGAGAGCTGTTTCTGAACCGAGAACCGCAAGAGAGTTCAACATCTACTCTGTTATTTTAAATACTATCCTATCTTTCCAATTTGCTTTCGTGCGATCATCAAACCAATTAATAGAAACAGAAGTACCTTTTACAATTTTCTCATCAACTTCTAACACTTTTACCTTTATTACACGTTTCCATTCGGATACATAGATTTTATAAAACGATGGTTGAATATTAATAACAACACCTTTTACAGAAGAAGTTGAGGGATTAGTAAGAGAGGTGGAGAAGAAGAGATCTCTTTGGAAAGCACGTGATTGTTTTTCTCTTTTATTGAGATGAGTAATAAGTTCATCAGAAGGCTGTGTAAAAGAGTTTCCAAAGAGAATATTTTTGAGTGCTCTTTGATTGACTAGATCAGAATAACGACGAAGAGGACTAGAAGCATGGGCGTAGTGATCTGTTTGAAGGCCTTCGTGATAAGATTCTCCAGAATCAGAAGAACAATACTCAGCAGAATCAGTAGCCAGAAATTGGAGTTGGGGGTAGAGAGAAAAGAGATCAGAATATTCTTTATAAAGTTCTGCTTTCTTTCCAGCTTGTTTTCTCAGAATACCTTTTTTCTTTTCTTTCAGAAGTTTTCCAGCAGTTTTGTTATAGAGTATCATTAATTCTGCGACCCATGTATGAGAATCATTAGAATCTGCTCCTAGTTCAGATGTGAGTTGTTTGAGTAAAAGGAGTTCTTCTTTTTTACTTGCGAATGCTTCTTCATATGAATATCTTTCATCGCACAGAATATTACATTCTGACCAGGAGAAAGAGGTGGGATCTATTTTTACTCCAGGAATCCAAGTAAAAGAGAGGCTAAGGGTTGGTTTGGGGGTGTCAAGAAGAGGATTGGAATAAGAAAGAGAAGCAGAACATTCAGAGAATTCTTTATGAAACATGGGGGCAATAGCATAACCAGAAGGAGTGTAAAAGGAAGTTCCTCTTTCACATGCTTCTATATCGGGTTCAGAACCAAAAGGAATAAACGAACTAACATCTGCGATATGAATCCAAACTTTATAGGAATTATCTGGTTGTTTATAAAAGGTGAATGCGTCATCAACATCTTCGCATGATATATCATCGATATGAAAAGTGAAGGAACCTGGGGGCATAGAATCTCGTTTTTTATCCTCTAGCATATGAGCTAGAGGAAGGGCATTCTGTGAATATTTACGCAAATGTTTTTTATTGTCGTATGCGTAGGTTTGTAGCAATACTTTCTCTTCTGTTTCTTCATTTGGAGCACCAAGATTTTGTATAAGATTTGCGTGTGGAATTGTGAAAGGGGTTGGTGTAGTAACTGGTTTAGAAGGAGAAGGTTCAACAATTGCGTGGACATTGTAAAAGAGATCTCTTGTTTGACAGCCGACCGCAAAAGGGGAAAGTTTTTTGTCGTATGGAATGAATTTAAAGAGAGGAACACCTCTACTTGTCATTCCATAACGCACTTTACTTGATAATTCAAGTGTTCCTGCTATCCAATTTAGTATTGGCATTTTAGTATTTTGTATGTAGTATAGTTTATATATATGTATGTTTATCAATTTTTATTTTTTTTACATGCTTCGCAAAGTTTACGGATCATCCAGCAAAGCTGGATGATATTTGCTTATATTTATTTTATAGATCACAACCCTTTGGGTTGTGATCGGTTGCTATGCTTCGCATAGCCAAAAAAATTGAATTTCATGCCCCTCGTAAAAATAATCTACCAATAAAATGCCTTTCGAATACGTTCGCACAGAATCAGGTGAGTACAAATGTCCCCACTGTGACTTTGTAAAAAAGAATCAATCAACAGTCCATATGCACATCAGGGCGAAGCATTCTGGAACATTCAAACACAAATGCGATTGCTGTGAATATGAAACAACAACAAAACAAAATTTAGAAAATCACATTTTATCAAAACATCCAGAAAAATCAGATAAAGATAAAAAAGAATACAAATGTGAATTTAATTGTAATGGTAATTGTACATTTACTACAAGTACAAAAGGTGGTCTACGCAGTCATTATATGTTAAAACATCTTATGACTGAGGTTAAGAGATTATTGGAACAAAAGGAAAAAGAATATTGTTGCTCATCCTGTAAATCAGAATTTAAGAGTAAGCCAGCAGCAATTTATCATATGCCAAAATGTTTGAATGAAAAAGTGTTAGAAGATTTGAGTAAAAATGTAAAAGATATTCTTGGTATTTAATTTGAATTTGTTATTTTATCCAAATTCTTGGTTTCCATAATGATGCTATAGATATGGTAACCAAGAGCAGAGAAACCAGCCATAGCTAGTAGTTCAAATCCCCATCGGGGAGTATCGTAATTCTGAGCACCAATAAAGATGAGAAGAGGTGCGACAATAAGCACGTGGAAAATATTGATCCAAGCACTAGGAGAATGAGCTTTCCATTTCAGGATAGTTTTATAGGTGTGATAAACGAGAATCACTAGACCCAGGCCGAAGAGGATTTGGAAAATATAAGGTGCGAGCTGACCTCTAACAAAAGCGACGTAGAGGAAAAAAGGAACAACTGCGAAAATGTGAAAGAGGGAGACTATTATATGTGCGTTAACCATTTCTTCTTTTTACTGTTATAAAAAGAATGTCGCCAAAGGCGACGACCGACCAGCCTTTGGCTGGTCTTTAGAAAAAAGTATCCAGCATTTTATCAGCGTGTTCCAAAGCGCCTTCCATCCATGCTTGATGAGTACTAAAACTTTCACCACAAACATAAACATTAGGGAAACGATAAGGAAATGGATTCATAATTTTTTCTGAGTATTCAGTAGGAGAATAGAGACCAGGAGTCCAATAGGTACAACCTTCGTACCAAGGATGGGCTTTGAAAAAGAGTGGTTCTGGAATATGATCATCTGGAAATAATTTTTTGAGTCTATGTAAAAGAGATCTCTGTAACTCTTTTTCTCCCTTTTTATCCAGAACATCTAACCATTTTCTGGCGTCTTTTCCATCTGTGTAAGAAATCATAAAGATACCTTCTTTGGGATTAACAGGAATGAAGAAGCGAAGAGGATCATCAGAAACGATTCTGGCCGTTTGCTTCAGAATCCAAGGAGTTTTTGGAAAAATGGCGTAACAGCGTAAAAGGGGTTCCATTTTTAATTTCTGGAGTATGGGATTCTGGGAAAAAGGTTGGACAGATTTCAAACCTTCAGAATGGATAGCCAGAATACATTTCTGGAATGTCAGGATTGAATTCTGGCTTTTATATTTATCGAATTCTGATTCTGACCTTTGGAAAAGGGCTTTATTTTCTGACAGAATTTTTAGAAGTTTTGTGTTGAACAGAAACTCTACACCTCTCTTCTCCAACTCTTCTCGCATATTTCTGATCATTTCTGACAATCCCTCTTTTACAACAAAAAAAGTATCTTCATCTGAGTAACCTAATTCCTTTTTCATAGATTCAAGAGCCATATCAGCTCTCATAGTATAGAGTTCTGACCAATAAGGAAATTGACTCATAATAGGATTAGCATTATAACCGAAAAATTTTTTTATAAGTTCAGAAAGAGTGTGGGTTGCTAAGGTTGATTTAGGCAGAAGAGAAAAAGGGGTTGCTATGAAATAGGAAAGACTTTTCCAAGCAGACTTATTTTGGTAGTGATATTCTGAACTTCTGAAGTTTTGTTTGTCAGAAAGAGGGACAAGTGTTAAATTATATTTTTTTACATACTTCAGAACTTTTTTGTGGGATTCGTGTATTCTGCCTGCGCCATTTTCCCAAAGAATATGTTTAAATTTTTCTTCTTTGGGATGATATGTAACAACACGCCCACCAACATAATTATATTGTTCTGTTATGGCAATTTTAGCTTTAGGATATTTATGAGAGAGACACAGGGCTGAATGGAGACCAGCCAATCCTGCGCCTACAATAAGGTAATCATAGGTATGATCATAGGTATGATCATATGTATTATCATAGGAACTCATTCCTTCTCTTTATTTATTTTGATTTAAAATTTTTTGATATTTGTATGGATGAATGTAGCAATTTTAGCTGTATCAGACGATTGGAAAGGGCCTACAAGAGTGGCTTTGTTACTTTTAGCTCCTCTAGCAGGTGGTAAAAGCATAACAACTTGAGGAATAGATCTCACACCACAGTAGCCAGGTGTATATTTATTCACATCTATATCACAATAATACACAGGAACTTCAGGAAATTCATCTAACAAAAAATCCCAATCGATTTTCTGACATGGTCCACACCAGGAAGCAGAAAATGAGATAAGGATGGGTTTAGTAAGAGGTTGTTGATCGGAGCTTTCTGATGGCATGAACATACTTTCAAAAAGTTCATGCTTTGGGAGGGGAATCATTCTGGCCAAAGCTGTAAGAGTAGGCATTTGATAAAGATCTACCAAAATGGAGAAGGAAACCACCACCAACAACCGCAACAAAGCCAAAAAGTGCCAAATAATCTGTAGAAGATTTATCTTGGTTTACTAAAGATCCACCACCTGATTGTGTAGCAGTAGAAATAGCACTTTGAGCAGAACTAATACCAGAAGTAACAGCACCAGGAATTTGTGTAGCAAGTGAACCAACTTCTGTGGCAACTTTTCTACCTGTTTCAACAGTTGTAACAACAGTATTTTTTACAGCTTTTCCAGTTGCCAAAGCAGTTTGAATAGCTATAGTTATTTCTGCCGGCAAGAAGCGTTGAGCAAGAGGGAGTACAACGGATAAGAGAGCTTTTAACAATTTAATAAAAAAACCATCACTATCACATTCTTCTTCAGAAAATATACGACCAGTAATATTTTTACTATGGCCAGTAGAATCAAACCCAAAGAAAGTAAAAGGTGCGGCGCGTTGGATGCCAGAGAAAAAGAGATCAGCCGGTTTGAAGAAAAGATTAAAGTATTCAACAACAATCGAAAACCCATTCATAAGTAAACCAAGAGGAATAATAAAAATATTCAAGAATCCAAGAAGAGCATTATTATAATCACCAGCTATAGCACGACTGACAAAAGTAATAGGAATTGTTAAGGCATATAACATAAACCACATAGGATTTGGAGCAGATTCAAATGTAGAAGTAGCAGATTCTGCCGAACCACCTGTCTGAACATTATCTTTACAAACAAACATACCTTGGGCGATACCAGCAGGTCCCCAAGGAAGAGATAATCCTTCTTTATTTAACACTTCAACATCTTGGGAAAGTTGAGAAATATCAAACCAGTACCAGAATCCTAAACTAAGAGTATTTCCAATTAAATACAATAACCAAGTTTGAGGCGATCGTAGATATAAATGATGAAGGCCAAAGGCACCAAATAAAACACTAAGTATTAGAACACTTTTTCTATTATACTGGGGTTCTTTCCAGAAATCAATACGGGTATGACTAACGGCAGGAAACTCCCATACCATCTTCTAAAAGAGTATATTGGTATTAAATTCTGAAAAGCAACCCACCAAAACCATCAATAATTCTAAGAACATTATGATTCAAAGCATACACTCTTACATTCGCAGGACCACGGGCAGGACTAACTGCGTTATTCATTTCAAGTTGAAGAGTAATATTATCAATACGACTCGCATTCATAGAGCCAGATGGTTGAACATCTTCAGGACGGAAGGAGAAAGAATAAGAATAAATATAATCATCAATTGGAACACATGTGTGATATTGATATGGTTGAACTAATCTGAAATAGTCAGCATTACGAATATCAAATCTATCAAAACCATCAAGTTTAAGTAAAGAAGTTAAAATAAGATTTTGGTAACTATTATTAGCGTTTGTAGAACTTTCACCAATAGAAAGATTTGTATAGTTGAACCATTGGTGTGCGTTTACAGCAGCAGATCTTTGTATAACCCAAAACATTTCGCGAATAGGATGATTAAATTCAACAGGAACTTGAACAAAATTAGCATTATTATCAATAGGGATGCTATTTGTATATTGAACTTGTTCAATCAAATATTCATGGGCATTGGCAACGAATCTTCTTCTTTCTTCAACATCAAGATGAACAAAATCACCATACATATTGAAAGAAGTAATAGAGGCAGAAACAGCACTTACATCACAAGGAGTGGTAGTGGGACTATCAACTATAAACATTTCTTGAAGAGAGCGAAGAGTAATATTGAGACGAATAGGATGATATTGAAGAGCGAGTAGAGGAAGATAGAGACCAGGATTTTTACAGAACCAGAAACGAAGAGGGATGTAAAGAGTAAGAGGTCCATAGAGACCAACATTATTGCTTGGAGTGTTTCCTTGACTGGCACCAGAAGTTTTACCAATCATATTGTTCCATGCTTGGCGTTTATCTTCAGTAACAGTAAAGTTGGACCACATTTCCATCCATTCACCAGTTTGCTTATCAATCTCTTGCTCACCAATTTCAAGACTAATTTCTTTTATAAGAGCATGACCAGTAGCATTCGTGTAAGAAAGAGGAGTACCATCAGAAGATCTGAGGGCCGGAAGTTGTACTTCAAGCACCAAAGGACCTAATAAATCACCTTTACGAGGTAATAAACAAGTGATTTTTCTACCAAAATCAGCTTGATTATCAAATTGTATAATCTGAGATTCAATTGCGAAATTTGTGTAGCGTCTATAGACCATTTTAAACCAAGTGACTTGAGGATTTCCGGTCAAGAAAACATCTTGTTTTCCTTGAGCTACTATTTGTAATAAACCACCTCCTTGTGTCATCTACAAAGAAGTGAGTATTATGTAAAATGGATTTGATACGAATTTATGGTTGAAATTTATGTGTATGGATAACATATACAATAATAAAAGTAAAAAGAAGATGTCGCAGACCATAGTATTGAGAAAAGTCTATGCCTTAGATTCCAATACAGGACTTTTTATAGAACCAAACAATGTTTTGGTGACAGATGGAAAAGGTGGAACAAATTGGATTTCAGTTATAAGTTCTTTAACAATTGCTGGAGGACCTATTGTGGGTGATTTACCAAGTACATTTAGTACTTTTTATGGAACTGATAGTAATTCATCAACACTTATTAATCAACTTCAAGTTGGATTAAGTACAAATTATCCAGGGCAAATCACAAGCAATAATCTTACATCAACAATTAATAATTTAGGAAGTGTTGGATATATTAGCAGTGCTTCTTTAACAAGTACGATTGACGCAACAGCAACAAGTACTTTAGCTGGATTAGGATCAGCAGGTTATATAAGTTCTTCTTCCTTACTATCAACACTTGAAAATTTAGGTTCAGTTGGATATATAAGCACACCAAGTCTAGTAAGTACAGTAAGAGGATTAGGATCAATAGGATATGTAAGTACGAATAGCTTATATAGTACAGTAGCAGGTTTAGGATCAATAGGATATTTAAGTTCTCTTTTACTCGAGAGTACTGTACAAGGATTAGGATCTATAGGATATATAAGTACAAGTAAATTAGAAACAGTAATAGGAAGTACAATAACAGGTTTAGGAACATATGGATATTTGAGTACAGGTCATTTAACAAGCACAGTAACAGGATTAGGATCTATAGGATATATAAGTTCTTTGAGTTTAAGAAGTACAGTTCAAGGGTTAGGATCTATAGGATATGTCAGCACACAGACATTATTGAGCGCTATAAGAGGAGTAGAGAGTACAATAACAAATGTAAGATTGGATAGAATAGGAAATGTATTTATGACAAATTGTATAGCTAATTTTTCAACAGTACAAAATGTATATTTCTTGTCATCCATTATAAACAGTACTTTTACAATAACACCTACACCAAATTTGAACTATGCTTCTGTATCAAATACAAACGATTTAATTTTTTCAACAGCACAACTTAATTTACAACCATTTTCAAATTATATTAACACAAGTACATTAGTATCTTTTGATATTTACCCAAATTTATATTTTACGAGGTTGAACTGGACAGCAACAAATAGCGCAGTATATCCTATATCAACAATGTTACAATATGGTAATACAATTTTATCAAATACAATGACAACATCGTTCTTATTCGCAGGAACGGGAAAAATAATTCTAGAATCAGGTCCTGGAACTTATCAATATATTGATGGATCTAATGTATTCAACACTCCTATCCGATTACAAGTTCCAAGAAATACATTAACTAACTATACAAATACATATGGATTGGTTCATATGTTACCAGGAGCACTTGTAGGAGGAGCAAATCAAAATGGATTAAATGATTCAAATGTAGCAAGTTATTTTGATACAAATAGAGGTGTGTCTATAACAATACAAAATGTACCCTTGTAATCAGATTAGATAGAATGTCAAAGAGATCCTATGATACAGAATCTTTAACAATACGACAGGTTTTCGCATACAATTCCAATAATTCATTTATACCAGCATTGAGATGTTTAACAAGTGATGGAGTAGGAGGGACATATTGGGCTACACCAGGATCATTGGGAGGAAATCCAGCATATAACCAAATACAAATTAATAACAGTAATTATGTAGCTGATTTATCATATAATACTTTTACATTAAATACATTGGATGGATTAGGAGTTCAACATGATGTTCCTAATAAAAGGGCATATATGTATTCAAAAGGTTTTACACAGATTGATGTAAGTGGAGGAAATACAGTTGTAGGGTATTCAAATAACACTGTGACTCCGACAATTAAATTAATAGGAAAGAGTGGTGTAAGAATAAGCAGTGATCCTTTAACAAACAATATTTTCTTTGAAGGAATCCCTGTTTCTCTAAGTACAGGGGCATACGCATTTGGAAAAATAAATGTTATATCAAATGCCAGTACAGTAACAAATCAAGCAATAGGGAATTCAAATAATACTTATTTAACAGCCACAGATCCAAGTTCTATTTTAACAGTATTAGGAGCAGGAGATATAAAACTTATAACAAATACAACAAGTAACGCATATTTTATTTCAATTTCTACTTTTACATCAGCAGAGTATTTACAGATAAGTAGTATAACAAACAATTCATATGGCTCTACATTGAGTACTGTAAGTAGTTTATTTTACGATGAAAAAAAGGTAGGTTCCGCAACAAGTTCATTATTAGATTACACAAGTAATGTAAGTACTGGTGTACAAGATGGATTACAATACTTAAATAACTATGTAACAACAAATTTTGTACCTAATTCTTATTTTTATCCTATTTATTCTACAAATACAGGCCATCATATAGCACAAAATGATAGTGATATAGATACATTATTTATTCAAATTGGCTTAATAAATCCAATATCAACAAGAAATGTAAGTACATCTTTACAGAGTACAATTAATAATTTAAGTACATTAAGTTCTTCTGTTTATTCTATGAATAGACTTTTAGGATCAACAATAAATTTCTATTCAAGTTTAAGACCAACATATCCAAATAATGTGAATAGTTTTTCACCAGCAACAAATGTAACATTTTCAACAACACAATTTCGTTTAGATTCTTTATCAAGTCTTTTTGAGAAAAAAGCAAAAGCAAGTGTAAAAGTAAATCCAACATGGGTTTTTAGTTCAAATGCTACAGTAGGAACTCTTTTACACACATCTACATTTATCATGGCAGGAAATAGGTATTTACCTTCTACACTTTATACAAAACCTTGGATAGCACCTTCATTAAATAATTCAAATTTATATTATGATTCTATACAAATAAATTTAGAAAATACTGATGTTATGAATAATATAACATCTAATTATACAATTTGTCATTCTTTTAGTGATTTTAGTGGATCAATAGAACATGTTACAGGTGCTTCAAATGCCACAAGTCAGACAAATAGTTTATTTGTAAATCTTTACTCGTAATAAATCTTATATGAGTAAAATAGATGTCGAGATCAAGAAATACAGTAGATACAGATGTTTTAAGAATAAGAGATGTATTTTGCTTTAATCCAAGTAATATGGATTTTATACAACCTTTACAAATCCCGAGTGTAGGAAGAAATGGTCAATTGAAATGGTATAGCTCACTAGAACTTTTAAGTTCAATCTATATTTCATCTGTAAGTTCTTCCGTATTAGATATATTAGAATCTGTTCAAGAAGGTATTTCAACAATGTCTACAATCAATAACTCTACTTTTACTGAATTTTTAACAAGTACTTCGGTTGGATTAGGATCTATGGGAGATGTCAATAGTACATCTTATGTAAGTACGAGTAAAATGAATTATAAATTGGCAATGGCATCAACTGATTATGGATATATTAGTTCTACAACAATGTATGATATTATAGGGCGTTTAGGAGATTTAGCATTTATAGGAAATGAATGTGGGCCAATGACATTTATAAATAGTAACTTTGGACCTGGATATAGTAATTTTACAGCACCAGTAGGTTATGTAAGTACACAACACGCAGGACAATATCATATTTTAAGATCATCTATTGGTATTAATCCATCTTCTAATGTATATGAACCAACTTTAACAAATAATATTATGTTATCTAATATAGAAATCGATATAGGAGGATTTTCTGGGAATTTAGTTCCATCAACAAAATGTATAGTAGATATTGATGTAAATATGGATTATAATTATAATAGTCCAATAACAACAACAGGATTATTTAGTAATTATTTAATAAATGTTGATGCTAATCAAAAAATAGGAGATGAAGTTACATTTCAATTTGATACAAACAGAGAGTCAGGAACAATAGGACATTTAAAATTTGTATTAAAATATAGTGATTTTTTTCCATTTGGAGCATTTCCTAATACACTTCAATTAGTAATACAACAAAGTAATATAGATGATTCTTCTATGAATGTAAAAACAAATGTAGCGATGAAAGGAGGTGTCCATGTTACATGGGATAATTTAGATTAGTGAATGGATCTTTTACTAACTGGTTGGTTGATCAAGCTAAAGCTTGATTTAGATAAATGATTTTTAATTAAACCAGTTAGCTAAGACTAACTGGTTGGTTGATCAAGCTAAAGCTTGATCAACCAATGAGGTTTATGTCTTTTAGTATATCTATTTGTAATACCCCTATCTGTTTTACTACCAACATAAAAGGCGCGATACGATTTTATAGGATCGCCTCTTTTATACTCATCTGGCATTGCGACTGCGAATGGAGTAAGAAGGGTGTCAGGTAGATCAGGAGGATTTTCAATCAACCAAATAGCATGATCCATACAGCTATGAGGAGGAGAATCAGGCCATCTATGAGCATGTTCTAGAATGAGACAGAGGGCAAGACGACAGAGCCAAAGATAATTTTGGAGAGAAGAACGAACCCAAACTGTACAAGGATGATGGAGATGAACAGGACGATAGCCTCTTTGTTTAGGATTTTTAAGTTGGAAAGGAGTATTTAGTTCTTGAAAAGAAGGAGGATCTTGAAGTTCTTTTTGAGCAGTACTTACTGCGAAAGGACCTTTCGCAGCAAGAAGAAACGGATACGCAGAAACCCAATGGGCAGAATAAAGCATTTGTACAGATTCAAGAATCATTTTTACAACATGTTTATCTGCGTGCCAACGAGCAGCTTTAGAAGGGTTTGGATGGAGTACGAAAATATTCATTTTTATTGTGTAATATATAATGTGTAATAGATATTGTGTGAAATAT